AATGGCATGTAGTAATCTTCAATGATATTTTCAAGTGAAGATGCTACAAGGTCAAAGCCTGCTTCAGTTACGATATTACGCAACAAATACCACCAACTGACTGCTGGTGTTAAATCACCTGCATATAACGGGTTATTTGCATCTAATATCGGGCGTGAGCCTGCTCCACCGCTATTGCTCCATAACTGCCCTCTATCGCATAACGACCAAACTCTATCGGCTGTTTCAGTAGTTACATTGGCATAAGTTACCGCTTCATTTAAATCTGCAAGTGCTGCAATATCACTAAGTTTTTTTTCGCCAATCGTACGCACCAAATCAGGGGTTTCAGCATAGAACGCAACTTCGACTTCATTGATGCGATTCATTTGCTTATACACTTTGCGCACACGCAAGTAACCACTAGCAATCGGCAGCGTATCTACACGAATCTCTGCAGGCAGTTTGTAAAAAAAGTAGTTCTGTTCGCCCTGTTCGGAATTAGTATCGAATAACGGACCGATAGCTTTGATGTTATTATCGGACATCGGTATACGAAATTCACGACTGAATGCACCTTGCGCTGTGAAGTTTGACAAGTCCTGAAACTTCCAGTTCTGAGATATGCTTTCGTTTTCGAATAAGTCAAGGTAATAATCACCACCTATTGACTGCACAAAGTATCCACCCGCTGCAGCTGAATAGTCATTTGCCCATGTGCCTGCAAAGTTTAAACGTGTGAATCCGGGTGAAGGAGAATCGACAACAATAGTGTTTAGCGTTTTGGTTACGCTATCGCCTGCAGTATTGTAAATAGTTATAGCTGTATTTACCCAACTTGCTATTTCTGGTCTGCTCACTACTACCATTCGCGACAACACACCGATGCCCATGAGAGTTGGATCATTGCTTTCGCTAAGAATGTTAGTAGGTACGCTATTATTAACTATCAGTTGTACTTCTCCGTTCATGTTATGTCCAGTATTCGTTAGCCATTCTTACTTTGAAACTTACGTTATATAGCTTTCCATCGCGTGTTTTACGTTCAGTGTACGATGTGTCATCTAGGTTCACAGGTAGCGCAATGTTGTTACCACCAAAGTCAGTAGTAAGCCACACCACCTGATTACTTACTAACAGCGAACGCAAGAATAAAAACTCACCTTCCTGTATGTAGTCACTTGTAACTGTTAGCACTTGCTGCACTAAGTTTCTACGCTCGTACAATCCCCTGTCTTCTTTATCAAACACGCTGGTAGTACCATTGAATAATACTTTTCTGTACTTCTTGCGATCAATCTCATCATTCATTTCGGATTTCTTGATGAAGTTGAAGTAATCCCATCCACCGCGACTATTCACCCAGCCTAAACGAATCTTATCATTTTGGCAATCCTTCTGCCCATACAAAGCTGCGTTGTAAAATCGGTACTTAATACTTGATTGCACACCACCTGTGCGCAAAAAGACTTCGTAGTAACGCCATCCGGGTGTATCATTTTCATTTGGCTTTATACTAAGTGTTGCCCAATCATTTAAGTTACCCGGATAAACAGGCAAAGCTTCAATATCATAACCTGATAAACTAATGGTTGCTGTAAGTGTAGTACCAGCTGGTTTATATATCACAATGCGCATGTCATCTACTAAGTTGTTAAACATATACGTAGCGTTGCCCGGTATGCTTAACGTGCCGTAGTCATTTTCAAAGGAAGGTATCCACACCACACCCGCGTTAGTTGGGTTGCCTGCGTTCCATGTGTTTGATAGATACCATGCATGCGTTGTGATTAACCTATCGCTCATGGCGTAGTTAGGGCTGAATTCAAGCACATACTTAATGCGATCTGTACCTACTTCAGGATTTGGTTTGTAGCCATCGTACACCTGATAGTAGCCATTGATAACAATGCGCCCACTTGTGGTTACTTCGCTGCCTTCATTCTCTGTTAGCACTAAACCACTACCGGGTACATTCACTAACCACCATTCAGTGATTGCTGCGCTTAGTGCGTACTTGCTTAAATCGTCTACTGTGTTATCCGTTGCAAAGTGATGCTGCTGATTACGCAGGTCATCGACTAGTGGCGAGATGTCAAAGTACATGTTACCATCGGGAGCAGGTGTCAAATAGAACTGATACGTTTTAGCATCTATTGTAATGACTAAGCCATACCTAAAACCAAGCTGTGCCGTTTCAGTGCTCGATGCAATCAGCATAATCTTTTGACCACGCACTACCCAGTTATACGGTTCATCTACGATTGTTAATGCCATCTATCTTTTGTTTAATAGTAATCTTTGTTCAATGTCTTTTATGTAAGCATCCATCAGCTTATCCTTGTAATCGTCCCACGTATCATCTATTGCTTCTCCGTAGTAGTTGATGCCTTCAATACCTTTTTCGCCTATGCTTCGCGCTATGTTGTATGCTGCAGATTTAATTGCGCTCTCTGTGGACTTAATGAATTCACCCTGTCTATTGCGCAGTTTTAGTGGCTTCATACGTATCCACTTTTCAATCGCGCTAACAGGTGGCATTTTGCTATTTGGTTTGCGACCGAATTCTATTACATCCGCATATTGCCCAGCTGGACCTTTGACAGTAAAATCAATAGTTGGCTTGCCATAACGCACTTTGATTTTATACACTAATGAGTTGAGCAAATTGCCCGATGAAACACGATTGACAATCTTACCACGCACGCGACGTTTGATGCGCAGGTTAGATTGCGCACGCTCTACAACTGTAGCTGCATATTCGTTTAGTATTTTGTCAAACTCACTGGCCATTATACCAATGTCAAATTCAGTTGTGTTGCTGCTATTACATAGGCTTCATTATTTGAATCACTGGTTGCGCCCCAATTCAAATAGTCATCACCTGCAATCATTACCTGCCCTTCGTAGATAGTCACGCCATCAACATCGCACAGCGAATACTGCAAAGCAGCTAAACTTTCAAGGTTATCATAACTGATATAAAGCTTTAAGCATACGGCCGTTTTAGTTTCGCCATTACTCCAAATGTCTAAAGGTTGTATTTCTCTCATCGTGTGATTGTAATTAAATTTCCATTAGTTGTAGCTGAAGCAGTAACAGCTCCATTTGCTGCTACAAATACTAAATACTGATCTATAGTTGTGTTAAATGTTACTGATGCAGCAGTCACGTTCTGTGCTGTATATGCTGAAACACCCGTATGTGGTACATATTTAATTGCACCGGAAGAACCAATGGCAGTAATCATAAAATTACGCTCAAACAATGCAGCTGTATTAAGTGCTGCTGCCCAGCTACCTATTATGGTTCCACCTACAGCAGCTGTAGTATTCAAATAAATTCTAAATTCAGTTCCACCAGTTCCTGTTGTTTTAGCAAAAAGGCGCGATGTCATCCAATCATTTGCTTGAAATGTATTCGCCGGAACCAACACGCTAAATATGATAGTTGGAGTAGTTGTACCTGTAATTGCTGCAGTATCTGCAAAGCTTCTATTTACAATAATAGTTGGTGATATACCTAAGTCGGTAACTACTTGCGAAGTTGTTCGCGTATCAACCGTATTATCAGCTTTTATTCGGATGTAACTAACTACATTCGGATTCGCTATTGTTGTAGCAAGTGCCGTTCCTACTGTGGTAAATCCAACAGCATTCTGTTTGCCGTTAAATGTTGACCAATCCGCACTGCTTAATGCACCACGATTGGCTGCGCTGGCTGTTGGCAAATCAAATGTGTGTGTGCTGCCTGCGCTGTTTATAGCGAAGTCAGTGCCAGCTGTACCGACTGCAAAGTTTTGCGTGCTTTCAGTTAAGCCATTTAAAGAACTGATGCCTATTGCGTAGGTAGTGTGCACCTCACCGATGCGCCCATCTTCAGTGTAAAGTGTAACAGTCTTGCCGTTTGTGTTTTGAATATCAAATTCAATATGGATGCGATCTGTTGCAGCCGTTACTGTGGTAGGTACTGAAATAGTGAAGCTATACAAATCAGGCACGTTGCCGTTTGTGATTTCTTCCATGGTGGAAGTAGCAACCAGCGTGAACGTGCTGCCGTTGTATGTGTAAAGCTTAGCAAGTATCTGCGCATGGTTAGCACCTCCACCTGTTTCACTTAAGTAAACATCGATAGTCCACACACCTGCAGGAATGAGAACGTGGTTAGGTGAGCCTACATCGGTAATGAATCGAGCGATAACACCTGTAGTGGCACGTGTAAAGTTAGCAGCTGGTCCTGTGTTAGCAGCTATGCCTAATTCGTAATAATCATTTCCACCTATCGTACCCTGCGACACGTTACCATTGAAATAGAATACCTGACCACCACCCCCACCTGTTGAAGGTAGCGTGCGCAATGCGCCTGTGCCATCGATGTACTGATCAACTGTGCCATTTGCCCCTACTGCTAGCGTGCCCGATGTGGTAACAGGCGAACCGGTTACGCTGAATGCAGCGTTAGTTGGTGCAGGCATGGTAAGTCCTACCGATGTGACCGTACCACTACCACCACCACCTGAAGGTGTAGCTGCTTCCCAATCTCCCGATGTAGTATTGTAGGTTAGCACCTGACCATTACTAGGCGTTGGTGCATTTACATCTGCAAGGTCATCGAGATTGACAGGTATAGTTGGCTTGTTTAAAATTTCAGCTACACCACTAACTGCGTTCCAATCGCTATTTACTTGCGCAGCTGGTATAGTTGGCTTGTTCAATATCTCCGATACACCACTTACACTATTCCAATCCGAATTAACCTGTGCTGCAGGTATGGTTGGTTTGTTCAGTATTTGATAGTCACCACTTGAAGCGTTCCAATCCACAGGCGTTTGGCGTAAGCGATAGCCTACGGCTTGCAATGTCCAGTATGAAGGGTTGCTAGGGTTGATGCCATCGTTATTTGCGATGCATCTGTACACGCTACCGCTATACCATACCCTGTCACCTATTTGATACGGATTGCCTTGCGCTGTGGTGTGGTTAGCGTTCCATTCGGTGCTAACGTATTCACCTCCTCCTCCTCCTCCACCTGCTGCATCTATGGTAACGCTTCCATCTCCATTGTCAGTTATGGTTACGTTCGTTCCTTCTACTAAATCTAAGATATTTTGAACTGCGTTATCTACACCATTCGTGCGCAGCGTGATGCCGTAACCTGTACCGCTTCCACCACTAGATGAACCACCCACTGTCCACACTGCAGGTATATCACACGCTGACCAATCCCAAGGCACTTCTAACTGAATTGTGAAAGCTACACCTGTAACAGTGTTCTTGTATTCTTCGATGAATGGTTCAAACGTTGGGTTGTTTACTAGCTGTACATCAAAGCCGAACAACTGCAATCCATTCCGCACTTCAGCAATCAAATCCTGTCCTAAGCGCACGCAATCGCTTATCACTTCACGCTGGTATTCTGCTTTGTATTCCTTATCACGTGGTATATCAGCGAACATGATCATGAAGCCGAACTGCATACCGCCCTGAATAGGTGTGATAGTATCAGGCGTAACGTGCATAAATGGGTATTGATCGTCCTGCAGTTGATCTGCTAAATCGATTTGACCATGTGTGAACCTCTTAATCAAGAAATGCCCGGCAGCGAATGCTTCGAGTCTATTGATAAGTACATTATAGCTGTAATTG